GTAAAATCTTAAAAGCTGCTCAAGAAAAACATGGTATTGAAAATTTTAAAAAAGAAATTTTAATGTGGTTTGACACTGAAGAGGAAGCTTATGAATATGAAGCAGTTATTATCAATGAAAAGATGATATATCCAAATAATGAAATGTGTTATAACTTAGCTTTAGGCGGAAAAGGCGGAGATAGATATTCATATTTATCAATTGAAGAACAACAAGAGTTTAATAAAAAATCAAATCCATTTTTAAATATGCCTGAAGAAGAATATAAAATATATTGTAAAAAAATAAGTGATAGTCTTTTAAATATGGATAATGAAAAAAGAGAAAACTGGTTAACAAAATTAGCAAAAGCTAGGAATAATAAATCTGAAGAAGAAAAAAAAGAAATTAGTGAAAAAATAAGTAATACTCTTAAAAATAAAAATTCTGAACAAAAAGAAGCTTGGGTTGAAAAAGTACGTCAAACAAAAAGAAATAACGGTCATGTATTTTTTTCAGATATTTGTCCTGATTATATTAGTATGCCTAAAAATACAAAAAAATATAAATGTCCTTATGACAATACATTACATACAAGTCAATGGATGGGTAGATATATTACAAAAACATATCCTGATAAAAAATCTTGGGATAAATATTCATTAGCAGAAAAAGAAATGTTTGTATATAAGGAGAATAAATAATGTCATTTTTAGAATTATTAAAACAGGCTAAAGAAGAAGCTGCACAAATTATTGAAAAGAAAAAAGTTGATCATGATAAAGATGGTCAAAGTCATCCTGAAAAATATTTCACAGGTTTAGATGAAAAAACTAAAATTAAACGTGAAAAAGAAATTGAAGAAAGAAAAGAAGAAGGTATTAAACCTCCTCAGCTATATGAAGATCTTCCAGGTGATAAAGATGCTAAAACAGAACCTTCCAAATATACAAAAACTGAAGGGGCACAAAAAGTAAGAGAAGAAACCAAAGATAATTCTAAAGAAGAATTTATTAGAGCGTCTTCAAAAGTCAGTGGCGTTGCAAAAGATATTATTGAAGAAGTATATGATAAAGGTTTAAAAGCCTGGTCAACTTCAGGTCATCGTCCAGGAGCTACTGCTCAACAATGGGCTATTGCTAGAGTGTATGCCTTTTTGTTTGATGCTAAATCTGGGGCCCGTAAAGCTGATCAACATTTGTGGGATAAACATCTAAATGCAAAAAAATCAATTGAATCTGATGCAATAATTAATGATAAAGCAATATATAATATTAAACAACAAATTGTAAAAGCATTGAAATACGGTTTAAAACAGACAAAAAATAAATATCATACTCCAAAACTTGCAAAAAATGCAGAAAAACTATTGAAGAATGACAAACTTTATTTATCAGATTTTGAATTCTGTTTTAATAATTTAAAGCATAGGAATGATCCAAATAAATTGGATTTCTGGCTTTTAGGTGGAGATGGAATGATACAGTTACAAAAATACATAAATGATAGTATAACATTGCAAGAAGCTCTTGACATACCTTATGAGGAAACAAAAAATGAATAAAAATTATTTTAGTCAATTTATGCCTATTAATTTTGATTTAATTAAATCAGATAAAAATGATGATGGGCGTATATATATTAAAGGCATTATTTCAACTGAGTCTGTTGATGCCCAAGGTGAAATTCTAAAACAAGATGGTTTAGATTTTTCATATTTTTTAAAAAGAGGATACATTAATAGCGAACACAAGCAAGGTGCTGAAAATATGTTAGGTGCACCTACTAAAGTTTCTAGTTGCATGTATAAAGGAAAACCTGCACACTATATGGAAGGTTATTTATTTAGTGATATGTCCAAAGTGCAAGACATAATTTCAGTATGCAAGGCAATGCAGAAAGCCAAATCAGATCGTGGTTTAGGATTTAGTGTTGAAGGTAAAGTTGAGGAACGTGATAAAAAAAATCCTGCAATTATTACCAAAGCTAAAATTTTAAATGTTTCTTTGGTTGCATCGCCAGCAAATCCTGATAGTGTATTAGAATTATTAAAATCAATGGAGGCACAAATGCAACAAGAAATAGAAAAAGCATCAGCAGCAATTATGGATAGTGCAATGAGTCCAACAATTATGGATGCTGCAATGCAATCAGAAGAAGCAGAAAATGAACCACAACATGAAATGGATTTTTCAGATGTGAGTGAATATGAAGAAGATCATGATGGGGTTTGGGCATTAAAAGAATTGTTAATGACCAAAGAACATATTGATGATTTATTGGAAATGATTAAGGCTGAAGATGATTTACCAGAATGGTTGCAATCACATTTAACAATTGGTTGTGATTACATTCATCAGGTTTATCATTATTTAGAAACTAAATCACAATTAGCATCAATGCAAAATATGTCAGGTCAAATGAAAGAAATTCAAGATAAAATTCAAATGGCTTGGTCTTCAATTCAAGAATCCATGAAATATAAAAAACCTATGTCATCAAGTTTAATGGAATCAGCCAAAAAATCTTATGAAGAAATTTCAAAACCTTCATTAGATATTAATGTTGCCAATGCTGATATGACTATTCATGCACCTAGTTTATGAAAATTTGGAAAACGAAGCTGATTTAAAATTCAGTGATGAAGAAGCTTTACAAATTTTAACTAGAATTATGAGACGTTATCCTGGTTTATCTAAAGATGAATATATGAAAATGTTTTATCGTGTGGTAGCAGAAGTGGCAGAAAGAATTACTGAAGGTAAAGGTTTACCTGCAAAAATGAAATAAATTTTAAAAAAGAATAATTAAAAAAGATATATTTTTTTTTAAAATTTATAAAAATAAAAAAATACAACATTTTTTTGAAAAATATTTTATAAAAATACAAACGTCATTATATATATTAAACATAACGTAGGAGTTACAAATGACAATCGATAATCAAAAACTCGAAGAAATGATTGGCGAAGTTAAAAGTCAATTAGATCTTGAGAAGAAAACTGCAGAAATTGTTGCAGAAAAGGCTGATGCATTGGTTAAATCTAATTTTGAACAAATTGAATCTTTACACAAGTCAATTTCTTCACTCACAGAAAAAGTCGAACAACTCTCCGCTAAATTGGATGCTTTAAATGTTCCTAATTTGGCTGATATTGAAAAATCGATTACTGCTAAATTAGAAGATAATAATAAGCAATTTGATGCCAAAGTAGAAGAAATTCAAAAGACAGTTGAAAAGGTGACTGATGAACCTATTCGTAAATCAGCTGTTGCAATTGAAGAACCTGTAAAAGCTGTTGCAGTTGAAAAAACTGAAACTATTGGGGATCTTTTCTCACAATTACATGAAGAAATGAAAAAGGCCTCTAACAATTCACGTCAATCAGAACTCAGAAAAGCTGTTATTCAACTCGAATCTGGCGTTCATCCATCCATTATCAAACAAATTATCAATAAGAAATAAATCATAGGAGACATATATTATGTTCGACATTAATCAAACAGTGCAAGTTAATGAACTTGCAAATCTCAATGAACAATTACGCAGAAACGCTGTAGCTTATCAATCTCAAATTGCTAAGGCTTCTGCTCCAGCTGGTATCAGTGGTGTATTTAATCCAGGTGCTGCCGGTTCTGTTGGTTATCAAGATGCTGCAGTTACTGCTGGTGCTGGTGCTCTTGCCCCTCTCGTTCCACAATCTATTGAACAAACCTTAGCTTCTGCTACTTTTACCTTAAATGATCTTAAGCTCTGGCAAATGATTCCAAAAGTTCAAGTTACCAATACCTTACATGAATATGCTGTTATTAATGAACACGGTCTTGATTTAGATCCATTCATTCAAGAAGGTGGTGGTTCTTCTTCTGATTTCGGTACTTCTCAATCTTCTTATGAAAGAAAGAGTGTCAAGATCAAATATATGGCTGAACGTCGTCAAATTTCTGATGTTGCTTCTTTAGTTGGTATCATTGGTGCTAATCCAAATGCTGTTGCTGAAGAAACTGAACGTGGTACTTTATCTCTTCTCCGTAAAGTTGAAAGTCAACTCTTCCACGGTAATGAAGATACTAACGCACTTGGTTTTGATGGTCTTATCAAACAAATTTCTCGTGATGGTGCATTACAAGAAAATGGTTTAAGAGCTCTCAGCCAAAATCAAAAAGATCATGCTGGTGCTGCATTAAATCCTGAAACATTACAATCAGTTCTTGGTGAACTTACTTCTTCACCACGTTTTGGTAAGCCAGATTTTATTATGTGTGAACCAAAGATTTATTCTGGTTTAATTAGAGATAGTATTGCTGATGGTCGTCATGATTCCATGATGCTTGTTAACTATGGTGATCGTGGTGTTCAAACTTATGGCGCTGGTCCAAATATTCATATCATGGGACCTATGGGACCTGTACCTGTAATTAGTTCTACATTCCTTCATAATCAATTTAGCGCTCCATCTGCTAGTACCGGTGCTTCTGGTATTCCTGCTTTGGTTCGTGCAAATGTTACTGTAGCTGAAGTTGCTTCTCCTGCTAATTTTACTGATGGTGCTACTTTTGATGGTTCTTCTATTGTTTATAAACTAGTTG